CATGACGTGTGCTGCTTGGGGCGGCTCGAGAACTCGAACCGGCCACCACCCGGCAGGCGCGGCGAACAGCAGAGCACGCAAGCGGCGCCACGGCCCAAATCATCAACCGAGAAATGCTGATGGTTTGCGTCAGCATCCTGCTGCGCTCGCCTATAATAGCAAGCTTAGACACTGGTCGCCCGGCGATTCGACCGAACCAGAAAGGATTCATGACATGAGAGTAACCGCGGAAGCCGTTGCCATCGACAAAGCGCTCGACGCGCTACTGGGCGCGATCATCGCACATGATGCCGAGCGAGATGCGCAGCCGAGTGAAACGCCGCTCCGCGCGAATTTTGTCAGCTTCGATGATTTGGCGAGCATTTCCCCTCGGCAGGCAGACTTGGGCGAGATGCTTGCTGACCCGATCGGCTACGCGCTTCGGGAGTCCGTGATGCGCCTTGGCCGTGAAGTTTTCCGCCTGAGCGGCGGCACCGACGCGATGCGCGCTACGCTCGAGCGTGTCGCCGGGATGAATCCCCGGCAATACGGCCACCGCGCCACCATCATGGACAAGGCCTGGGACGGCATCGGCAACGATGCGGACCGGTGGTGTAGCTGACGAACCGCCGCTCACCCTTCCCGGTTCTAGGAGGTCTCACGATGTCCCGCCGCTCGATTGCTCTTGCCCAGGCCGCCGGTGAAGCGACGGACGCGCCGGTGCTGCCCGCCACACCTGCCCTGCGGCTCGGTGACCGCTGCCGCTGGCCCCGGGACAGCCGTCGGGAAACCGCCATGGCCCAGGCTGCCGGTGAGCCGAACCCGGTCCGCTGGCATGCCGCCGTGACCAACCCCGGATGTGAGGTCATGGTGCGCGACGCCATGGCCCGCAGGGGCGTGGACACGGTCCTACCGATGCTCCGGTTCTGGCGAGTAAGGAACCGCAAGCGGATCATCGCCGAGCGCCCGCTGATGGCCCGCATCCTGGTGTTTGGGCTCGACCGCTCGACGCAGCACATCGCCGGCATCTACGGCCTGGAGCGCATCGTCAGGGGTGCGTCGGACCGCTGGGCGGTGCTGGCCCAAGGCGAGGTGGAAGATCTGCGCCTGCGCATCCTGCGGGGCGAGTTCGACGCCACGCTCAGGCAGACCGACCCGCAGATGGAAGTGCCGCCGCTGATCCGGCACCTCGTCAGCATCGGCGCCCTCCCCTACTCTGCGACTTGTACCCACAAGGCAGCGCGGAACTTGGGCTTGAAATTCAAGGACGTAGCGTGATATTCCGAGCTGTCCGCACGGCAGTGGCTTCGCACCTGCCGTGCGTTAGCTTTGGCGGATTAATGACCCGCGGGTCAGGAAGTGGGGGTACCCTTCCGCCGCCGCGCCCTCTGAGCGCTCGGGAGGGTATCAGGCACCAGCGTGACGTTGACTGGGTTCGGGGTGTGGTCGAAGGCGGCGCCCGTGTAGGCGTCAACGCCAATCCCGATCACGCCGCCGAGCAGCACGTTACCAGCCATGCCAGCAGCGCCTGCACCGACCACCTTGGTGCGCACAGGAACCACTTCAGGTCGATAGCCCGCCTTAGTGAAGGTCACGTCGAACTCGTCCGAGCGCTCGACCTCCAAAGAGCAGGGTGTCGCCGGACATGCATAGGCTTTTGTCGTCACCATTTGAGCACCCGGCGGTTCTGTGACGAACGCCATTCGCTCAGTCGTTCCACGGGCGATAGATCCGCAGCCGCCCGCGAGCGCGGCGATCAAAGCCACGCCAACCAGATTTTGAAAAGACATTGTTGCCCCCGCTGCCGCTTCTTGGGCGGCACAGCGGCCTTGTGGCTTAAGCTTGCATTGCCGGCAATGGGATGGCGGGCGAGGTCCACACGGCCTTCTACCGTGTTGCACGCACGGCACAACCGAATGTTCAACCCAAGGTGAGGCGTCTCAGCTGAGCCCCACCCGCTGCCAGCCCGCCGGACCGGCACCCCGCCCCGAGGTGTCAGGGCCCCTGGGGGCTATGGACCTATACGGGTGGTCGGGGCCCCCATGTTTCCTAGCGCCAGGGTGCCAAAACCCGTGAACGGTGAACGGTGAACGTCCCGAGTGAACGCCCCGCCGCCACGATGACCCAGGCCGAGTTCGCTCGGCACCGCGGCGTCTCGAAGGCGATCGTCACGAAGTGGAAGGGCCAGGGCCTGCTGGCGGTCACCGCCGATGGCCGGGTCGAGGTCGAGGCCACCGAATGGAACCTCGACCAGAGGCCGGCCACGAACCGGGGCGGCACGACACACCGCCCGATCCGCACCATCCCGCGAGCCGAGCCCGATCCCCGCGAGCGCCCGGCGCCGCGGCCGAGCAAGGCGAGCCAGGGCGCGCCACCCAGACAGGCGCCCCCGCCCGATCCTGACGATGACGCGGAGGCGCCCCCGGAATTCGACCCGGAGAACCCGAACCTCTCGCTGGCCGCCGCGGCGCAGCGCAAGGAAAACCATCTCGGCCTGCTCCGCCGGCAGGAGTACCTGACCAAGCAGGGCAAGCTGGTCGACCGCGCCGAGGCCGAGGCCGCCTTCTTCGACGAGGCCCGGGCGATGCGCGACGCCTGGCTCGCCTGGCCGGCCCGGGTCGGCATCGAGATGGCGGACGCGCTGAAGGTCGATGCCCGGACGCTGACCCAGGTCCTCGCCACCTATGTCCAACAGCACCTCGCCGAACTCGGCGAGCCCAGCGACCCCGATCTCGGCTCACCCGAAGCCGGCTGACGTCGCCAGCCTACGCCGGTCATGGCGGCGCGGCATGACCCCGCCGCCGAACCTCGACGTGGTGCAGTGGGCGGAGCGGTACCGGAAGCTGAGTAAGGAGAGCTCGAACGGCGGCAAGTTCTTCGTGTCGCGGGTGGAGGTGGCCCGTGGCCCGATGCTCTGGGCGACCGAGCCGGGGGTCAGCAAGATCACGCTGATGGCGTGCACGCAGTTGCTGAAGACGACGTTGATCGAGAACGTCATCGGCCGCTTCGCTCACGTCGATCCCTGCCCGATGCTCGGGGTGTTCCCGAAGGACGACGCGGCCGAGACCTTCTCGAAGGATCGGCTGGCGCCGATGATCCGGGACACGAAGGTGCTGACCGACCTGTTCGGTGAGGCCAAGTCCCGGGACGCCGGCGCTACACTGTCGCACAAGCAGTTCCCGGGCGGGCACATCACCCTGGTGGGTGCGAACAGCCCGACCAACCTCGCGATGCGGCCGATCCGGCTCCTGGTCTGCGACGAGATCGACAAGTACCCCCTCTCCGCCGGTGGAGAGGGCCCGCCGATCGACCTCGCCGAGGAGCGGCAGGCCGAGTTCAAGGCGAACAGCCTGACCGTGGTGGCCTGCTCGCCGACGATCGCCGGGCGCTCGGCCATCGAGGCGAGCTACGAGGAGAGCGACCAGCGCAAGGCCTTCGTCCGCTGTCCGCACCCGGGCTGCGGCGCCTGGCAATCGCTGGAATGGGAGCGGGTCCGGTTCGAGAAGGACGAGGCCGGCAAGATCCGCCCTGAGACGGCGTGGTACGTGTGCGAGGCCTGCGATCAGCCCTGGACCGAGGCCCAGCGCCTAGGCGCGCTGAAGCAGGTCGAGTGGCGGCAGACCCGGTCGTTCACCTGCTGCGGCGAGCCGCAGACGCCGGAAGGGTGGGCGCCGCTGGCGCACGGGGTGCGGCGGGCGCTCTGCCGGCACTGCGGCGCGCAGGCCGTGCCGAACGACCATGCCGGCGGCGTCGCCTCGAAGCTCTACGCGCCGAAGCAGACGATCCGGGAGACGGTGACGAAGTTCGCGAGGGCGCTGCGACGCGGGCCGGAGACGTTGCGGACCTTCTTCAACACCCAGCTCGCCCGCACGTGGAAGGAGGGCGCCGACGCGCCGGACTGGCACGACGTCTACGCCCGGCGCGACACCTACCTGTCGGGCACGGTCTGCCGGGCGGCGCTGATCCTGTTCGCCGGGGTCGACGTGCAGAAGGACCGCCTCGAGGTCGGGATCTGGGGCTTCGGCCGCAACCGTGAACGCTGGCTGGTCGAGCACCGCGTCCTGCCCGGGCCGACGAACCGCCCGGAGGTGTGGGCCGACCTCGAGGCCATGTTCGGCGAGACCTGGCAGCACGAGGCCGGCGCCGAGATGGCGGTGCGGGACTGGGGGATCGATTCGAGCGGCTTCACCGCCGAGGTCTACGCCTTCGTCCGCTCGCAGGGCGGGCGCGGCAACGTGCACGCGGTGGACGGTCAGGACAGCTACGCCTCGGCCTTCCTCGGTGTCGGGGCGAAGGACACCACCCCCGCCGGCAAGAAACTGCGGCGCGGGCTGAAGACGGTCCGGGTGGGCGCCTCGTTCGCCAAGCAGGAACTGATGGGCTGCCTCGCGCTGCAGCGCCCGGCCGAGGGCAATCCCTTCCCGGCCGGCTTCGTCCACCTGCCGCGCGATGTGCCCGAGGATCAGGTCAAGCAGCTGACCGCCGAGGAACTGGTGACGCACGTCACGCGCGGTCGCACCCGGCGCGAGTGGGTGCCGATCGGCGGCCGGCGCAACGAGGTGCTGGACTGCGCGAACTATGCCCGGGGCCTTGCCGCGATGCGCGGCTGGGACCGGTGGCGGGAATTGCACTGGCGCGATCTTGAGGCGGCGCTGGGCATCGAACGGGTCCGCCCAACGATCGACGAGGCGCCGCTGCCGCCCGCGGTCGCCGCCGGCACGCTGGCCGCGCGGAACCTGCAACGACGCGCCGTCCGGCGCAGCCGGGTCAACAACCGGCCCACGAGGTGAGCATGGCCGACACGCCGGAACAGCAACTCGCGAAACTGCGCGCCCAGAGGGTGAAGCTGCGCGCGGCGATGGCGAGTGGCGTGCTCACCGTCGAGGGCGCCGACAACACAGGGCGGGTCACGTATCGCACCTATGCCGAGATGCGGCAGGCGCTCCGCGACCTGGATCGGGACATTGCCGCGCTGGTGGTCGCGACCGGCGGGACGGTCGTGCGGCGCACCACCCAGGTCGTGATGACGGGGCGCAGCGGGTGGTGAGCGCCACGCCGCCCGTCCGGTTCCGGGTCAAGGGCACCGGCCAGTACGTCGCGCCGGTCGCCATGGATCTCGACGGCGAGCCGGCCGGCACACTCGAGGCCCCGGCCTATGACGTCGCGGGCGGGCGCGGCCGGCGCTCGCGCACCTGGCGGGTTGGCAGCTACGGCCCGAACAGCGCGATCACCTACGCGCTCGACGAGTTGCGCCGGAAGAGCCGTGATCAGACCCGGCGCAACCCCTATGCCGGCGCCGCGGTCGACCGGCTGGTGAGCAACATCGTCGGTACCGGCATCGTGCCGCGCTGCACCGCCGCGCGCTCGACCGAGGGACTGTCGAAGGCCGAGGCCCGCCGGATCAAGAAGGAGGACGCCGCGTTCCGGGCCGGGCTGCAGGCGCTGTTCCTGGCCTGGACCGACGAGGCCGACAGCATCGGCGCCCACGATTTCTACGGCCTGCAGGCCATCGCGGTGCGCGGCATGGTCGAGGGCGGCGAGAGCTTCACCCGCCTGCGCACCCGGCTGCTCTCGGACGGCCTGTCGGTGCCGCTCCAGCTGCAGGTCCTTGAGGGGGACCACTGCCCGCACCTCAAGACCGAGCCCGGCAGCAACATCCGTCAGGGCATCCGGTACAGCGCGATCGGGCGGCGCCAGAGCTACTTCCTCTACCGCGAGCACCCGGGCGACGGCGTGCTCGCGCCGGCCGGCCTCGAACTCGCCGAGGTGCCGGCGGGCGACGTGGCGCACCTCTACCGGGCCATGCGCCCCGGGCAGGATCGCGGCGAACCCTGGCTCGCCCGGGCGCTGCGCACCCTCTACGACCTCGACGGCTACCTGGACGCCGAGCTCGTCCGCAAGAAGAACGCGGCGCGCCTCGTCGGCTTCATCAAGCGCGTCATGGACGAGGGCGCCGACAGCCCGGCCGGGTCCGGGCCGCTCGGAACGGACGGCGCCGATGATGATGGCGCCGTCTCACTGGAGTTCGAGCCCGGCACCCTGCAGGTGCTGGCCGACGGCGAGGAGGTGCAGTTCTCCGACCCGAAGGACGTCGGGCCGAACTTCGACATGTTCGTTCGCGAGGCCAAGCGCCAGATCGCGGCGGCCTGCGGTCTGCTCTACGAGATCCTGAGCGGCGACTACAGCACGCTCGACGATCGCACGCTGCGCGCCGCGCTCAACGATTTCCGCCGCGGCGTCGAGGCGTTGCAGCACCATCAGGTCGTGTTCCAGTTCTGCCGCCCGATCTGGCGCCGGTGGATCGACCTCGCGATCATGTCGGGCGCGCTGAAGCTGCCGCCTGGCATGCCGCGCGCCGCGGCCTACGCCGCGAACTGGGTGCCGCAGGCCTGGCCGTACATCCACCCCGTGCAGGACGTCGAAGGCAAGACGAAGGAGATCCAGGCGGGTCTCTCCTCTCGCGCCAGAAAAGTCGCCGAGGGCGGCTTCGACGCCGAGACGATCGACGCCGAGAATCAGGCGGACAACGAGCGGGCCGACGAGATGGGCCTCGCCTACACCAGCGACGGGCGGAAGGCGGTCGACACCGCGCCGGCCGGAGACGCGGCGCCGCCGGCTGACCCCGCGCCGCAGCGCAAGACCAAGCTCAAGCCCACAACCTGACAGGATCCGACATGGCCGTGCTGGTCAACGGGAACGAGATCGTGCTCTCGGGCACGGTCGGCGACCTCTATTGGGATGAGTGCTTCACTGCGTCCGACGTCATCGTGGCCCTGGCCCAGATCGGGCGCGGCGCGGACGTCACGATCCGCCTCAACAGCGGCGGTGGAATCGCCACCGAGGGCGCGGCGATCCACTCCGCGCTCGCGGCTCACACCGGCCGCAAGACGATCGTCGTGGAGGGCATCGCGGCCTCGGCGGCCTCCGTCATCGCGATGGCCGGCGACGAGATCGTCATGGCGCTCGGCGCGCTGATGATGGTGCACGATCCCTCCGGCTTCACCTTCGGCACCGTGTCGGATCACGAGGCCTCGGTCCGCAGCCTGACCGCGCTCGCGACGGCGATGGCCGCCATCTACTCCGACCGTACCGGGCACACCGTGGACGAAGCCCGCGCCGACATGCGGGCCGAGATCTGGATGACACCCGAGGAAGCGGTCGAGCGCGGTTATGCGGACCGCGTCCAGGCCAAGGCCGCCAACGACGACGCGGTGCCGGCCGAGCCGACCGCCTTCGACTACCGCCTCTTCACCCATCCGCCGGAGCGCCTTGTCGCCCTGGCCGATCAGCGCGCGTGGACGAACCGTGCCCGCGCGCCCGCCGCGGCGCCCGCCGCCCCACCCCGCCAGAAGGAGAAGCTGATGGC